CGCAAGCGATTGTTGAGGTTACGGGCAACCCTGGAAGACGACCGGTTAAAACATCAGCAAAGGGCGGGGGCAAGGTTGGCCTGCCTCCCTTTGGTATGAGCGAGGCAGCGCAAGTTAAGTGGCGGATTGCATCAGACGAATGGCGGCTGGTGCTGACAGGTTCGGATCGTGACGCACTTAGAATGTACTGTGAGGCATGGGCGGAAATGGAAAACGCTCAAGCGCGAGTTATCGAAGATGGCGCAATGATTCTGACGCCGAACGGCATGGTTCAAAAGTCGCCTTGGCTTACTAAGCTGGAACACAGTCGCGAATTCTGCCGAAAGATGCTGTCAGAGTTTGGTGGCTCGCCTAGCGCGCGGATGCGTGTCAGCGGTTCTGAAGAAGAAAGCGCGGACCCCGCTGATGAATTTGTCAACTGATGACCCCGCCACAGCCTATGCGCTGGCGGTGGGGGCTGGCGATATCATCGCGGGGCCGCACGTTCGGGACGCCTGCAAGCGCCATCTGCGCGACCTAAAGGACGGCGAGAAGCGCGGCCTTCTGTGGGACGCTGAGGCGGCGGCGCGGTTCTATAGATTTTGCAACACGGTGCTGCGCCTAAGCGACGGGCAGTTTGACGGCAGGCCATTTACGCTGGAACCTTCGCAGCAATTCATCTGCGGGTCGTTGTTTGGCTGGAAGTGGGCACGGACGGGCAAGCGCCGATATCGCCGGGCATACATTGAGCAGGGCAAGGGCAACGGCAAGTCGCCTATGGTCGGGGCAATCGGCCTTTACGGGCTGGTGTCAGACGGCGAGGCGGGCGCGCAGATCTATGCGGCGGGCGCCACAAAGGAGCAAGCGGGCATTCTGTTTCGGGATGCGGTCGGTATGGTCGACAAGGCCCCGGCATTGGACAAGGCAATCAGGCGCAGCGGCGGGCCAGGCCGGGAATACAACCTAGCGCACATGAAATCCGGCAGCTTCTTTCGCCCGGTATCGCGCGAGACAAAAAAGACAGGCTCGGGCCCGCGTCCACACTTTGCGCTTTGCGACGAGGTTCACGAGCACCCTGACGGCGGCGTGATTGAGATACTGGAGCGCGGTTTTAAGTTTCGTGAGCAGCCGCTGCTGGTGATGATTACGAACAGCGGCTCGGACCGGAAAAGCATCTGCTGGCAGGAGCGAAAGCACGCAGTTGCAGTCGCGGCTGGCGATGTCGAAGATGATACGACGTTCAGCTACGTCTGTGGGTTGGACGATGCTGACGATCCTTTCAGCGATCCGTCTTGCTGGATCAAGGCCAACCCACTTTTGGGCGTTACGATCACCGAGGAATACCTTGCGATCCAAGTTAAACAGGCCAAGGACATCGCAGCCAAAGCCAACGGCATCCGGCGCTTGCACTTTTGCCAATGGACGGACGCCGAAAGCGCATGGATCAGCCGGGCTATGTGGGAGAGCGTGGAGTGCGCCGATCTGCAGGTTGAAGACTTTGCGGGTAAAAAGTGCTGGGGCGGCCTAGACCTTTCGGCGAAAGTTGACCTTACCGCGAAGGCGTTGATTTTTGATGATGGCCTGACCGAGGACGGCAAACCTAAGTTCGCGGCGTTTGTGCATGGCTACACGCCAGCGGATACGCTGCAAGCGCGGGCTGAGCGGGACGGGGCGCCCTATGACTTGTGGGCTGATGCTGGCTTTCTGACAGCCACACCGGGCAAGAAAACGCGTCTGGATTTCGTGGCGCAGGACTTGCTGGACGATGCTGAAAACTACGACTTAGATTTTGTCGCGTATGACAACTATCTGATCGGTGACTTCGAGGCGATCCTTGGCGACATGGGATCAAGCCTGCCGATCCTCGATCACCCGCAGGGGTGGAACAAGCGCAAGCGCGAAACTGAAGATGGCGAAGAAATATCGCTTTGGATGCCGGGCTCTGTGGATGAGCTGGAAACGCTCATTATGGAGGGGCGCATCCGGGTGCATATCAACCCGGCACTGCGGTCTGCGGTTATGTCCGCCACGTTTGACCGATCACCCGCTGACTTGCGGCGGTTCACGAAACACAAAGCGACCGGGAGAATTGACATGGCTGTAGCTTTGGCGATGGCAGTTGGCGCGGCGACAGCGCGAGGTGGCGATAGCGATCCGTCCTACCTCGAAGATAATGATTTGATGGTGCTTTAATGTTTGGCCTTATCAAGAAAAGCGCGACATACACCTTTGATCAGCTTTTTGGCATCGCTGGTTTCATGGGGTACGGAACAGCTTCAGGCGTTGATGTAACCGAGCGCAACGCTGTTGACGTGGCGGCGGTGTTCTGTGCCGCGCGCGTCATTGCCGAGGGCATTGGTCAGATGCCGGTTCGGGTGGTTGAAGACAGCTTTGACCCGGTGACGGACCTGCTGCGCGTCAAGGTTATGCGAAACCACTCGGCGCACAAGCTGTTGGCGCAAAAGCCGAACGATTGGCAGACAAGCTATGAATTCCGTGAAGGCATGGTTTTCAACGCCGCGCTTGGCAAGGGATCGATCGCGATCAAGAACGTGGTTGGCGGCGAAGTTCGGGAGCTTCTGCCGGTGCCGTCAATGGCATGGTCGGTTGAGCAGAATTCGGACTATTCATTAAAGATCCGCGTGGACTATTCTGACAAAACGCACGGGTATTTTACTCTTGATCAGGTTTTTTACCTTCGCGGCCCGTCGCTTGATGGCTTCCAAGCCCTTCCGGCAGTCCGCCAAGCTCGCGAGGCCATCGGACTTTCCCGCGCATTGGAAAAGCAGCAGGCGCGTTTGGCCGGAAATGGCGGCAAACCTTCTGGCGTGTTGTCGTTCGCCATGCCGTTAAAGCCAGACACCAAGGAAAAGCTGCGCGATACGTGGAAAGAAAAGTTCGGCCCCAACGGCGAAGGCGGAATCGCGATCCTTGATGGCGACGCAAAGTTTCAATCCATGACCATGACCAGTGTTGACGCGCAGTATATCGAAACGCGCCGCCTTCAAATTGAGGAAATTGCACGGGTGTTTCGCGTGCAGCCGATCATGCTGATGCAGGCTGACAAGGCGGCCACATTTGCCAGCGCCGAGCAGATGTTCAGGAATCACGTCATACACACGCTTGGGCCTTGGATTGAGCGGTGGGAGCAGGCCGCAACGCGCGACATTCTCGGCCATGACAGCGGCCTGCGTGTCGATTTAGACGAGCGCAACCTGATGCGCGGCGATTTTGCAGCTCAGTCTGATTACTACGCGAAGGCGCTTGGCGCGGGCGGTGGTCCCGCATGGATGTCGCAAAACGAAATTAGGGTCGAGGTCGGCCTCAACCCCATTGACGAGCCATTTGCCAACACTGTTTCGCAAGGCGCAATGACACCGGGAGCCCCCAGCGATGGAATATAAATTTATAGATCTTGATTGGAAGGCCGACGAGACCGGAATGATCGAGGGCTACGGGTCACTTTATGGCAACGTTGATCTTGGCGGCGATATTGTCATGGCCGGAGCGTTTGCTGACAGTCTTGCCAGTGGCCGCAAGGTCAAGATGCTGCATCAGCACGATGCTTATTCTGTGATCGGTGTTTGGACGGAAATGTCCGAAGACGAAATAGGGCTCCGGGTCAAGGGAAAGCTCCTGACAACCATCCAAGCCGGAAAGGAAGCCTACGAGCTGGTCAAGGCCGATGCTCTTGATGGGCTTTCAATTGGATTTCGCACAATCAAAGACAGCGTGTCGAAAGGCGTGCGCATGATTGAAAAAGCGGAGTTGTGGGAGGTGTCCTTGGTGACTTTCCCCATGAATGAAATGGCGAGAATTGATGCGGTCAAAGCCGCTGAAATGTCGCGCAGAGATATGGAACGGGTTCTTACGCAGGACGCTAAGATTTCCCGTGCCGTCGCTCGTCAGCTTATGGCTGGCGGGTACGAAGCCATCAAGGCCAAGCAGGACGCTGGCGCTGAAGGTCTGTCTGAGCTTGCCGCGCTGATGCGCGGTGAAAACACAAACTAGGAGAAAAACTATGTCTGACCTGATTCAGGTAAAAGAACTGTTTTCCTCGACTCAAAAGACCGTCGAAGCACTGCGCGGAAAAGTCGAGGAACTGGAAGGCAAAGCCGCTGACGTTGTGGACAATGACACGCTTTCCAAAATGAAAGCTGACCTGTCCGCGCTGTTTGAGGCCGAGCAGAAATCCAACTCCGACCGTCTGGTCGAAGTGGAAACCAAGCTGAACCGTCCCGGTGCGCCGGGCGAAAAGAAGGATGACGACTACGCCACCAAATTCGTGCAATATCTGCGCGACGGCGAGGGTGTGGCCGAAATCAAGGCAATGGGTACGCAGACCGCAGCAAGTGGCGGTTTTTTGGTTTCTGATGGCATGCGCGAGGGCATCCAG